TAAATGATTTGTATGACTTTAGTTCGACATCAATTATACATTATCAAATGACTATGCAACATTTAGATTTCCTTTCTCACATTCTTGTTGGAGAAAAACCTTTAAGATTTAATCAACATCAAAATCGTTTATACATTGATATGGATTGGTCAAACGATATATCTGCTGGAGAGTTTTTAATTATAGAGTGTTATCGTAAAATAGACCCAGCATCTTATTCTGACATTTTTGATGACATACATTTAAAAAGATATGCAACGGCTTTGATAAAAAGACAATGGGGTGCAAACCTTTCTAAGTTTAATGGTGTTGCAATGTTAGGTGGTGTAACCATGAATGGTGAAACTATCTACTCACAAGCACAAGAGGAAATCGAAAAATTAGAGGAATTAATATCAATAACTAATTCTCCACCTATGATGTTTGGCATGGGTTAATGCCATGGCTGTTAATACTGCATTTCACACAAGTAACTTACACTCTCTTGCAACGGAGAGAAGTCTATATCAAAACTTAATCAAAGAAGCTATACAGATTTATGGACATGATGTTTATTATGTCAATCGTGATACAGTTGCTTTAGATAATGTTCTTGGAGAAGACAGTCTTTCCAAGTATACAAAACAAACACCAATAGAAATGTATGTAGAAGACTCAGAGGGTTTTGGTGGAGATAAAGAAATTATAACAACTTTTGGTTTAGAGAATCGTAATGAAATTACATTCGTAGTTTCTAAAGAACGATTTCAAGAAATGGATAGTCAGTTTGTTATTGAGAGTGGAACAGATACAACTGGTGGTAGTTTTCTTTTAGAAGCTGGAAGTATAGACCAATCTGAAAACTCATCTACACTTACAAGTGTACAAGGAGATAATAACTTTTATGTTTTACAAGATATTGCTTCTACAGATGCAGACAGACCACAAGAAGGTGATTTAGTTTATCACCCAATATTTGCAAAGATGTTTGAAATAAGTTTTGTAGACCATGATGAACCATTTTATCAACTGGATAATAACCCAGTATATAAATTAAGATGTAAACAGTTTGAGTATAGTTCAGAAGTTATTGATACTGGTATTACAACTATTGATGCGATTGAAGGCGACAGTTTAGATTCATTATTGTTTCAGTTTTCACTTGAAAACGAAGTCGGTTCTGTTCTTCTTGAAAATGCAGCTGATACTGGTAACGCAGAATACCTTTTACAAGAAGACTATATAGTAGGTGACCAAAGTACGGACACAACAAATCAGAATGAATTGTTTGATGAACTAGATGATACTGTCTTAGATTTCTCTGAAACTAATCCATTCGGTGATGCTGGTAATCTAGGATAAGGAGATATATTATGCTTGGACAACAATTTTATCACGAAACAGTTAGAAACGTAATTGTTGCGTTTGGAACTATGTTTAATAATATACAGATTGTTCGTAAGAATAATTCTGGAAATATAATACAATCAATGAAAGTGCCACTTGCATATGGGCCAAAGCAAAAGTATTTGACTCGTTTAAATACAGACCCATCACTTGCAAATGCAACTGCAATAACTTTACCAAGACTAGGTTTTGAAATAGGTGGATTGACATATGATGCTGGAAGAAAATTAAATCGTGTACAAAAATTTAAAAAAGTTAAAACATCAACAGATGATGCAAATAAATTAGACACACAGTATATGCCTGTTCCATATAATATGGATATTACTTTATACGCAATGGCAAAGAACTCTGATGATGCGTTACAGATAGTAGAACAAATACTACCATACTTTCAACCAGACTACACATTAACAATTAATGATATGTCTGATATGGGTATCAAAAGAGATGTACCTATCATTTTAAATGATGTTAGTTATGAAGATAATTATGCTGGAGATTTTGAATCTAGAAGAGCAATTATATATACTTTAGGATTTACCACTAAGTTTTACTTATATGGCCCAGTTACTTCATCTAAGGTTATCAAAACAGTTCAAGTTGACCAATATACAAATCTACCAGCAGTAACACCTACAAGAGAACAAAGGTATACTGCAACACCAAATCCAACTAGTGCAGATGCAGATGATGATTTTGGTTTTAATGAAACAAGTTCTTTCTTTGAGGATGCAAAGAACTTTGATTCAACATCTGGTACTGATGTAAAGAAATAAAATGAATAGTTCAGATAATATCATAGACCAAGCTCTAGGTGTACTAGACCCTGTGGAAACAGAGTTAAAAAAAGCAACAACTAAAAAAGTTGTTGTGAAACCATCTAGTAATGAAGATGATATAGAGAACGATTATAAATATCAACGAGAGAACTTTTATGGACTTGTTGAAAAAGGTTCTCAAGCAATTGATGGTATTTTAGAACTTGCGAAAGAGGGAGAACATCCTAGAGCATACGAGGTTGCTGGTAATTTAATTAAACAAGTAGCAGAAGTAACGGAGAAGTTAGGTGACTTACAAGAGAAAATGCGAAAACTTAAAGAAGTACCTAATTCTGCACCCAAGAATGTTACTAACGCATTATTTGTTGGTTCAACTGCTGAACTCCAAAAAATGCTAAAAGGGAAGACAGATGGCTGATGGCACATATCTTGGAAACCCTAATCTCAAACGAGCTAACGTACAACAAAATTGGACTAAGAAACAACTCCTTGAGTATTCAAAATGTATGGAAGACCCTCTGTACTTTATACAGAATTATGTAAAGATTGTTTCCCTTGATGAAGGACTAATACCATTTAAAATGTACCCCTTTCAAAAAGAAATGGTTGGTACATTTCACAGTAATCGTTTTACTATATGTAAACTACCCAGACAGTCTGGTAAATCTACTGTTATGATTTCTTATCTATTGCACTATGCACTATTTAATCCAAGTGTAAACATAGCTATACTTGCAAACAAAGCTGCAACTGCAAGAGATTTATTGAGTAGACTGCAACTTGCATACGAACATCTTCCTCATTGGTTACAACAAGGAGTTATGTCTTGGAATAAAGGTTCTCTGGAACTAGAGAATGGGTCTAAAATACTCGCTTCCTCGACCTCTGCGAGTGCTGTGAGGGGTGGAAGTTACAACATCATATTCTTAGACGAGTTTGCTTATGTACCATCAAATGTTGCAGAACAATTTTTTAGTTCTGTGTATCCAACGATTTCTTCTGGACAATCTACAAAAGTGATGATAGTAAGTACTCCACATGGTATGAATATGTTCTATAAAATATGGACAGATGCAGAGGAAAAACGAAATAGTTACATACCTATTGAGGTTCATTGGTCAGAAGTACCAGGCCGTGATGATAAATGGAAGAAAGAAACTATTGCAAACACAAGTGAATCACAATTCAACACAGAGTTTGAGTGTGAGTTTCTAGGTTCTATAGATACTTTGATATCCCCATCAACACTAAGACGATTAACATATAGGACACCAATACAGTCTAATGCTGGTGTTGATGTACATGAACAACCACAAAAAGACCATACATATTTATTAACGGCTGACGTATCTAGAGGAACATCAAATGATTACTCTGCATTTATTGTCTTTGATGTAACATCAGTTCCTTATCGTATGGTTGCAAAGTTTAGAGATAACGAGATAAAACCTTTACTCTTTCCACAAAGAATACATCAAATTGCAAAAGCATACAATCAAGCATTTGTTTTAGTAGAAGTTAATGATATTGGAGAACAAGTTGCAAATGCAATGCAGTATGACATGGAATACGATAATATGATTATGGCATCTATGAGAGGTCGTGCTGGTCAAGTATTAGGTGGTGGATTCTCTGGTGGTAGAGCTCAGTTGGGTGTGAGGACAACAAAGGCAGTCAAGAAGATAGGTTGTTCTAATCTAAAACAGTTAGTAGAAGACAACAAACTCATAGTAGAAGACTTTGATGTAATTAATGAACTATCTACATTTATTGTCAAAGGGTCATCACACGAGGCTGATGATGGTTGTAATGATGACTTAGTTGCGTGTTTGTTTATATTTGGTTGGGTTACAGACCAAACTTATTTCAAAGAACTTACAAACAATGATATACGAGAACAGATGTACAGAGAAAACCAAGACCAACTAGAACAAGATATGGCTCCTTTTGGATTTATGGTTAATGGTTTAGAAGATGATAACATAGGCGAAATGGTAGATGAATATGGTACAAGATGGAGTCCTATAGTAAGAACATATGAATCTGATTGGTAATGAAAAGTCCTTGTGTTCAAATCTGTAAACTTATAGATAGTATGTGCATTGGATGTTATAGAACATCTGATGAAATAACTAATTGGACTAAATATACAGAAGAACAAAGAGAGAGTGTTATTAAAGAAATTCAATCAAGTCGTTGTCAAGTTTTATCCAACAATTAGAACAAACAACTTTACATTCATTCATTAATGTATGGACTTCTTTTCTACTTTCATCACTAGTTCCAACTCGTTTTGCTTGTTTGCGAATCTGTACATCATGGGGATAGAGTTTAAGACATATTGTTTCACTCTCACCACAATGAATACAAGATTCATCAGCAAGATGGTTGTTTAACCATGCGACTCGTTTTCGGTAGTTCCTACGAGCTACCTTTTTGATTGTTTCTTTATATTTTTCATAATGTGTTGTCATATCGTTATTTATAAGTTTTGAAACATATAAAAGTGGGTTTTTAGAAACTTGATTTTTATAAATACTAGGAAATAAGAGTAATATCTCAATACAAGGAGCAAAAATCATGTCATTTTTAGTTTCCCCTGGCGTTCATGTCAGAGAAATAGATTTAACAAATGTCGTTCCAGCTGTTGCAACATCTATTGGTGCAATTGCAGGCGCATTTGAAAAGGGCCCAGTTAGTTCTGTTCAGACCATTACGTCAGAAGAACAATTGGTACAAATATTCGGTAAACCACAATCAACTGGTAATCAGTTTGAAACATTTTTTACTGCTGCAAACTTTTTACAGTATGCAGATAATTTAAAAGTAGTAAGAGCAGAAAGTGCAATAGTAAATGCTGGTGCAAACTCTGGTATACTTATCAGAGATGAAGATCACTACCAAGCATCTTTCCAAGCTGGAGAGGGTTCTCATGGAGAGTGGGCCGCAAGGACTGCTGGAACACATGGTAACGGAATTGGTGTAGATATCTGTTCAAGTGCAAGAGCATTTGCACAACCATTAGGTTCATTAAACTTAGTGAATGGTGCTGGTGCAGTTGGTGACTTATCAATAACAGTTGACAACCAAGATGCAACAGATGCTACAATCGCAGTTGGTGACATTATTTCTTTCCAAACTGCCTCAGCTATTGTTGCAACAGTTAATGGTGCAATCACAGTTGCTTCTAAAACTTTGACAGTTGATGGAGTTTCTGGTACACTTGCAGTTGGACAACGAGTTCTTGGTGCTGGTATATCAGACGGAGATGAAGTTGTTAAAATTGCAACTGTAACTTCACAGACAGTTGTTGTACTTGATAAAGCAATCACAGTCGCAAACGATATACCTCTTGTATTCGCTGCATCTGGTGGAACAAACGTAGAATCAAAAGGTCAAGAGTACGAAGTAACTTCTGTTTCTGGTGATGTTTTAACAATTCGTTTACTTGATGATCCTGCTGGTGCTGGTTTACAAACAATCATTCCAGACAATTCACTTATTACAAGACGTTGGAGATTTTCTGATTTATTTGATGGCCCTCCAGGCACATCAGCATGGTCTACTGCAAATGCTCGTGGAGAACAAGATGAAATCCATGTTGCTGTATATGACACAGTTGGTGATATCACAGGTTTTGCTGTTGGTGTTGCTGGACAAAGAACCCAATCAGTAATGGAAGTATTTCCAAATATGTCAAAGAACCCTAATGCTAAAACTGCACAAGGTTCTAACAACTATTATTCAGATGTTATCTTTGCACAATCAAGATTTATCTACTGGACAGACCATTTTTCTGCTGGTACTAACTGGGGAACAGATGTTGCATCTGGTACTGATTACACATTAGTAAGTGAAGTTGTAAGTGATACATTAACTGGTGGAACTGATGACTACTCAACAACTGCTGGTGAGATTGAACTTGCATATGATAAGTTAGAAGACACAGAGTCATTAGATATCAATCTAGTTCTTGGTGGTTCTTCAAGTATTGTTGCAGATACAGAAGCTGCAATGGATACTCATGTAACAATGATTACTGCAATGTGTGAAACTCGTAGAGATTGTGTGGGATTTGTTTCTCCAT